TGTTAGTTTGGAACTTTCTTTGATGACAATAACTTGTTCCAATAACCCAAAGTTTAAAATCATTATCCCAAGTATCTTTAACAAATGATTTACCACTTACATCATTACGACTACCAAAACCCAAATAATTATTTACTGCACTTTCAGTATTATAATAAGTTGGATTTCTTTTTCCATAATCATCTCCAAGTCTAACATCATAATCAGCGTCAATACCTTTTGCTCTCATCTCATCACGATAGTAAGCAGTATAAAACTCTTTGTCTAAATCGCCAAACTTAACATGGGTATCGTCAAAGTATTCTTTTGGATTATCATTATAGTCAGTTTCTATTCTTGGTGTATCAGTTTGAACATAGAAACAATTATCATGGTATAAATCCCCACCACTACTTCCATACTTATTAATCATGGAACGAATTGTGTCTACATCTTCTTGTGGTTGATGAAACCTTACAAGATCATTGATTTTAACTTTTGCTTGTTCTCGCAAATTGTTGTAAGTTTCTTTTGCCTCATCAAG